GACCGCCTACGCTTATCGAGTGGAAATGATAGAATTAGATAAATTTATAAAAATATTTGAAGGCTTAGATAGTGCCTACGGTCAAACTGTCAAAACAGATCAATTTAGCGAAAAAGGTAAGCACAAAACTAAATCATTTACAATATCAAATCCTGTAACAAAAAAATTATGGCGAGAACATTTAGAAGGTAAAGATCCAGCTTTAGGGATTGTACCTATTACTAAAGAAAATAAATGTAAATGGGGATGTATTGATATTGACACCTATCCATTTGATCACAAAAAATTTATACAAAAATTAAAACAAAAAAATATACCTATGATTGTGTGCCGATCTAAATCAGGTGGTGCACATGCATTTTTATTTACTAAAGACTTTGTACCTGCAACTGTAATGAGAGTAAAACTAAAACTAATTGCATCTGCAATGGGTTTTGCTAGTGCAGAAATATTTCCAAAACAAGATTATATAAGAGTTGATAGAGGGGATACAGGTAGTTTTTTAAATCTTCCTTATCATGCAAATGAAAGAACAGTTAGATATGCCTATAGTTTAGATGGGGGTGTTTTAAAATTAGAAGAATTTTTTAATTTACATGAAAAAGTATCTTTAACTTTAGAACAATTAAATGAATTAAAAATAGAAAGTGAGAAAGAAAAAATAGATTTATTTAAAGGTATGCCTCCTTGCTTAGTTACATTATTAAGTGATGGTGTACCTGATGGTCAAAGAAACAACTGTATGTATAATGTTGGCGTGTATCTTAAAAAAAGATATCCTGACAAAGAAGAATGGCAAAGTCATATGTTTACATACAATAAACAATTTATGACTCCACCTTTAGATGCAACAGAAATAAATACTTTAATAGGTTCTTTAGATAGTAAGGAATATAACTATAAATGTAAGGATGAACCTATACATAGTTTTTGTGATGCTAAGAAATGTGCACTAAAAGAATTTGGTGTAGGGGATAATGCACCAGCACCAGAAATAAGTGAGATAAGAAAATATGACTCTGATCCACCAATATACTTTGCATCAATAGATGGAGAAAGTGTTGAGGTTGATGATGCAACATTACACGATCCTGAAAAATTTTCATTAGCTTGTATGAATCAAATAGGTAAACCAATGATGCCTGTGCCAAAACATATGTGGCGTAGATTATTAATAAAATTATTTGCAAATTTAGAAACAATACCTGCACCAGAATCATCTAAGCTAGATGTTCAGTTAAAAGAAATACTAGCAGATTATATAAATAAAACTCCAGGTAAAGAATTAAAAGATGTTATGAGAGGTATTGCATTTACAGATACTGATGGTTTTACATATTTTAAATTTAAAGATTTTTGGAAGTTTTTATTAAAAACAAAATCTTGGGCTGAAAAAACTTATCCTAAACAAAAAACAATGAGATTGCTACAATCTTTATTTGAAGCAGAGGAAACATCTCCTAAAGTAGGTGTTAAAACTGTTAGATTATTAAAGATGCCAACAATTAAATTAGAAAGACCAAACCCTAGAACAACAAAAGTAGAGAAATCACCGTGGCTATAGTTAAAAAAATAATGGGTCCGCCAGGTACTGGTAAAACATATAGATTAGTTAACCATTATTTAAAAAAAGAATTAAACGATTATGCTATTGACCCTGAAAAAATAGTATACATTACATTTAGTAGAGCTGCAGCAGAAGAAGCGTCAGAAAGAATTGCAGAATTATTTCCTAATAGTAAACTAAAATATATATCTACAATGCATGCTATGGGTATGAGAGAGTCAAACATAGATGCAAACACTCAATTACTAACAGGTAAAAAATGGAATCGTTTTAAACAAGAGTATCCTGAGTGGTTAAATATATCTTTTGAAACTACTGTTGATGCAGCAGGTAATCCTAAATATCAAAACACACATTTACAAATAATACAATACTCAAGATCTAAATTAATTTCTATAGAGGACGCTGCTGTTGAATTACAAAAACATCATGAAATAGATGTAGACTCTACAATACAATTACAAACAGATTTAAAATCATTCAAGGACGGAACTAATATGGTTGAGTTCTATGACATGATTAACAAGTTTGTCGAGGAAGATCGGTGTCCTCCACTCGATGCCGTCTTCCTCGATGAAGCCCAAGACTTAAGTCCTCATCAATGGAAATGTTTTGATTATATAAAATCAAAATGTAAGCGAGCGTATATGGCTGGTGATGATGATCAAACTATTTATGGGTTTCAAGGTGCAGATCCTGATTATTTTATGAAACAAGAAGGAGAACGAGATGATCAAGAAGTATCTCGTCGTGTACCTAAAGCAATACATAAGGAGGCTATTAAAATATTAAATCAACTTACAAGTAGAATAGATAAAAAATGGATACCAAGAGATGCAGAGGGAGCAGTTTATCCCAATCATACACTAGATGAAATAGATTTTTCTAAAGGTCATTGGATGATATTAGCTAGAACAAACAAATTATTACTTAATATTTCAGAACACTTTTATTTTTTAGGTGTACGATTTACAGGTAGATCAAATAAATACTTACCTAACTCTATATTAGAAGCGTATCAAGTTTGGACAAGATTAAATCAAGGAGCATTTGTTTCTCCTGAAGAAGCTGAAAGACTTTATAATTATTTATTAGTAAAAAAAGGACACGTGCGTAGAGGTTATTCAGATGGTAAAACTATACAACGTGAAACAAGTGTTGATTTAGAAAAATTAAAAAGTGAACATGGTTTACTAATAGATGGTGATTGGAAACAATTACATTTTCCAGAGGACACAAAAGAATATATGCAAACATTACTAGAGAGAGGAGACACATTAATGGAAAAATCAAAAATACAATTACTAACTTTGCATGGATCTAAAGGTAAAGAGTGCGATAATGTGTGTTTATTTACAGACTATGGTGTCGAGGGTCAGGATGAATTTATTTATCGTAGTGCTTATGAAAACCAAGACTCTGAACACAGATTATTTTATGTAGGCACAACAAGGGCAAAAGAAAATTTATACATAATGCAACCAACATCAGATTACTATTACACAATAGGAGGACCCATAGTATGACAAATAAAGATATGTTTAAAGGAATAACGTATGATTCGTTAGAAAAACAAGTAGGCGGAAAACATTATAAAAATATGAAAATTCAGCCAGCGCATTTTATAAACGAAAACAAGTTGCTTTTTGCAGAGGGTAACGCTATAAAATATATTTGCAGACATCAATCTAAAGGAAAAGAAGAAGACGTAAAAAAGGCAATACATTATTTAGAAATGATATTAGAAAGAGATTATAGCTAATGTTTGAAGCGCAAACTGAGTTTTTCCTTCCTTTCTCTCCTTCCGATCTTAAAGACCATAAATATATTTCAATTGATTTAGAAACTAGAGATCCTAACCTAAAGTCAAAAGGATCTGGTGCATTAATTAATGAAGGTGAGATTGTAGGAATAGCTGTAGCAGTTGAAGGCTGGTCAGGTTATTATTCTTTTGGGCACAAAGAGGGAAATTTTTTTGATGAATCTGTTGTTATGGGATGGATAAAAGAAATATGTGCATTACCAAATGTTAAGTTATTTCATAATGCTATGTATGATGTGTGTTGGCTAAGAGCATATGGTGTACAAATAAATGGTCATATTGTTGACACAATGGTTATGGCATCATTAGTTGATGAGAATAGATTGTGGTATTCACTTAATAGTTTATCTATAGATTATCTTGGACAAATTAAAGATGAAACAGCACTAAGAGCTGCAGCCGATAAGGCTGGTATAGATGCAAAATCTGAAATGTGGAGATTGCCTGCAATGTATGTAGGTTCTTATGCAGAAAAAGATGCAGAGTTAACATTAGAATTATTTAAAAAATTATCTATTGAAATTAAAAACCAAGATTTGACAAAAGTATTTGACCTTGAAACACAATTATTTCCATGTTTAATTGATATGAAGTTTAAGGGAGTACGCGTAGACGTTGAAGCTGCTCATAAATTAAAGAAACAGTTAGCATCGCAAGAAGAAAGCTTACTCCTAGAAGTAAAAAAAGAAACAGGAATAGAGCCTCAAATATGGGCAGCAAGAAGTATTGCCAAAGTTTTTGATAAATTAAATTTACCTTACGAACGAACTGTAAAAACAAAAGCACCTTCCTTTACTAAAAATTTTCTTCAAGAACACAAAAATCCTATTGTACAAAGAATAGCAAAAGCTAGAGAAATTAACAAGGCACATACTACGTTTATTGATACAATTATTAAATATCAATATAAAGGTAGAATACATGCAGATATAAACCCTATTAGAGGAGATGGTGGAGGCACAGTGACAGGTAGATTTTCTTATTCTAATCCAAACCTCCAGCAAATACCAGCTAGAAACAAGCAACTAGGACCAATGATTAGATCACTGTTTATACCGGAAAATAATCACAAGTGGGGTTGTTTTGATTATTCACAACAAGAACCTCGTTTAGTTGTGCATTATGCAGCTACAAAATTTAAAGGTGATGAAGAAGTTACAGAAATAGTAGAACGTTTTCAAAACAACACAGTTGACTTCCATCAAACTGTTGCAGACATGGCTAATATATCTAGAACACAAGCTAAAACAATTAATCTTGGACTGTTTTATGGTATGGGTAAAGCAAAGTTACAAGCAGAATTAGGTTTGTCTACAAAAGACGAGGCAACAAAATTATTTAATAAATATCATGACAGCGTACCATTTGTAAAAGATTTAATGGATGCAATATCTAGAGATGGATCTGCATTTGGATATATAAAAACATTTGGTGGTAGAAAATGTAGATTTGATAAATGGGAAATAGCAGAGTGGAACAACGGTAAATTTACTGCACCTATGAGTAAGGCTGATGCAGAAGCAGCATACTTTAAAAAATATCCTAAAGCTTCAAAAGCAAATATAAGAAGAGCATTTACTTACAAAGCATTAAATAAATTAATACAAGGATCAGCAGCAGATATGACTAAACAATCTATGTTAGATTTATATCGAGAGGGCATTGTACCACACATACAAATACATGATGAATTAGATATTTCTGTAGAGTCAGATAATCAAGCTAAAAAAATTATTGAGATTATGGAGAATGCTGTTAAATTAAAGATCCCTAACAAAGTTGACTATGAGTCAGGAGACAACTGGGGAGAAATAAATGGGTAATTATTATGGCTTATCTAAATGCAAATATACCAGTTGAGTATGCACAAATAAGAAGGGAGTA